ATTCAGGGGTTTACAGGATCTACCCAATCGCTATAATCGTCGCCCACACGCCGGTATAGCTCAGTTGGTAGAGCAACTGACTTGTAATCAGTAGGTCCCGGGTTCGACTCCTGGTGCCGGCACCATATAAATCAAGGGCTTGCAGCGATGCAGGCCCTTGTTTTTTGCCTCACACGTAACAACGCACGTAACAAGCACGCATGAAAGCCTGGATCTACGCGCCAGGTCCTGACCTCCTCCCGACCTGCCTACCTCGCGATTTATGTTGAGGGCTGGGAAAACGGTAATTTTGGTAATTTCTTTTTTGTCCCCGCCAGAAAGCCTTATAGATCAAGGACTTACGTCAGATTCTTAAAGGTAATAATAGGGTAATTTCTTAGTAATCCAATTACCTTTTGAAGGGGTCAGATAGCCCCTTTGCGAAACCCTTTAAATTCAAGGGCTTACGAAAAAATTACCTTTTCAATTACCCTAAATTACCTTTTCAGGTAATCGCTGAAAGCCACGTAAACCAAGGGCTCCAGGCCGATTACACAACCCAATTACCGAAATTACCTTTTTCCCAGCCCTCAGGTGAAAATGGCACCCTGCCAGACCTGGGAAAAACTCGTTTTGAGCCTGGCCTACCCCCCGTAACAAGCGTTCAGCCCCCCCGTAACAAGCACTGAAAGACGTGCAGCGTTGTGCAACGCGGCGAGCTACCCTAATCGGCTGGAAAGCCCCAGCCAGTCTGCCGTTCAACAAGCTGTGCCGCTTCGCCTGCCGATCACCTGGTGAGCTGCCGCCGGAGCACTGCCGATTTGGAAAACTGGGCATTTCGGCCTTTTTTCAATTTTTCGTCCAAGCGGGCCGGGGCTTGCAGCGATCGACACGCAAGCGCCTACCTGCGGCCCGCCGTGCAACGCGATGACATTTTTTTGCAAAACCTTGCACGCTGTGCAATGGCCACTGCCCTGCGCAAGCCCACGAACGGCGTGGCCTGGAGGTGTGGTTGCATCACCCTTGGTGTTTGCACAAAAAAGGAACACAAAGCCCGTCGGCGGGAGGGGGATAAGTGATTTTTCGGTCGATTTTTTTTTGCGGTGAGGTCTTTCTGGTGGCCCTGGTTGTTCGGACTTCGCGTCAGCAACCGGTGCCCCAGTTCACCTCGTCACTTTCTGACGGGCAAAAAAAAACCGCCTTAGTAGGGCGGTTTTTCCGCAAGCCAGTTAGTGGCTGGCTTGCTGTCCTCACGGAAGCTGTCAACGTCATCAGAGTTTACGTCCGAAAAAGGAACGACGCAAACCGTACCGGACAGGTGCAACGGGTGCGTGAGCTCCAGCAAATAGGATACCATCCCCTCCGCTCGGTTCTGTGAGAGCCGGTTGCATCCTAAGGGTGGGTAGGAGTATTCGCCCCCTCAACGCGGCCTAGTAACCCGCGCCGGATGCGATTGAGGGGCCATCAACCGGCCTCCTCACGGAATGCTGTCAACGAGCGATCCCCAACAGCGTATGTGTTCCGGAAAAAACGCTGGAGGAAGGTCATTCAGAGGCCTTTAAGTATGAAGAAATTTCTTCGTGCTCTGAGTGGTTTGATGAACCTTTACCGGTGCTTTCGCCTGTATGAATTCATCCGCGACAACTGGGACGAGTTCTAACTAGAACCCTTCTTGGGAGAGCCCGCTCTGGTTTGCTCCAGGGCGGGTTTTTTATTGACCGTATTCAGGGAGATGAACATGAGCGACAATCCAGTTAAAAAGCTATTGCACTCAATCAACAAAAGCACCCACGTTGCGGACCTACTAGATAAGCTTGGTGAGGTAGCACTGGATAGATTGTTCGATAACGACATTGTTAAAGAAATCCCAATCATTGGAACCGCAATAGCTTTATTAAAAGCGGGGGACGACTTCAGGGCCTATGCATTCGTAAAAAAAGTCACTGTCTTTCTTCAGGAAGTAGAGAACGTTTCTCTAGAGGATCGAGACCTTTTTTTCAAAAGGTACTGCGACAACCCCGAAAAGCTCTCTGAGCTAGGCGAGGCCACTTTGATGGCCCTGGACCGAATCGACCACCCAACGCTTGCTCAAATGTACGGTAGAGCCTTTGCGATAATGCTCAAAGGAAACGAGCACGCATGGGTGAGCTTTGATCTTCATTCTTTCACAATAAAAAACATGAACCCCTATCTGCTCCGAAACTTAGAGTCATATTATAGAAGCGAAATGATATGCAGCATTGACACAACCGCAGCCCAAGCGCTTTCCAACTACGGGTTAATTAACGTATCCACGGCACCACGAATTACTAATGACAAGAAAGCCATGTCCTTGTCTTATGACAAGACAGATTATGGAAAGTTTTTCTATAATCGCATTGTAAAAGGGCTGCCTGCTTATGCATAGCGGGTAGGTTTTATCCGAATAAGACTTCAATGAATCAATATTAAGGAAATCGAGTGAAAGCATTGTTTTTTGCAGTAATGATCACTTTTGCCGCTAGCGCATCAGCTGAGGACTCAATCCGCGTAACTACTGAGCTGACCCGAAACGGGGAAATTCTCGACAGCTTCTCCACCTCGACTGCTAACGGTGTCACCGTACCTTATCGCAATGTGCAGCTTATCAAATACAGGGATGGAGGGAGTAAAAACAAAGTAAAAATTTCGGAGTTAGAGGTTGGAACTACCGGATCTGTCACCCCCCACGTGAGTGGTGATAGTATTAGCGTGAGGTTTAATGTGAATTACACAGAGTTGACGCGAATGAATACGGTAAAAAACGCCGGCATCTACATCGACCAACCTCAAACCCAAGGGTATCAGCTCTCAACGACGGTCATACTCCCTAGTGGAAAGAAGCGCGAATTCAAATCTTCTGAGGGCGGCGTCGAGTATGTCTACACTATCTCGGCCGCTAGAAACTGACCAATTAATATACGTTTAGGGATGATCAAATAAAACCATGGCCGATTATTTATATCGATTCCGTCCTACCGAACGGATCCTAGGTATTGGGAAAGATAATAAACCCATTCCAAGCGAACTTGAAAACCTCCAAATATATCTTTCTCCGCCTGACCAGCTAAACGACCCACTGGAAGGGTATAGAACGATGTATTGGTCTGGTGACTTTTTTCTTTGGGAAAACCTTGTTAAGCACTATATATACTGCGCCGTCAACCACTACTTAAGGGCCATGCACTCAGAGTCCGATGAAGAAATCCCCACCAAAGTCCATGTTTTCTTTACGATACATGACGTAGAACCGGAGATTAGAGATATATGCATTGAGGCATCGTCAAAAGTACTCTCACAAAAGACGATCAAAGACTATATCAAGCTGATTAGCACAGGCAACAGAGTAGTATACCGACATGAGCTGCTGGCCCATTTAAAAACAATGCATCCGTATATTTTTAGCGTAGTTAAAGATACATTGATACATCACGACTGGCTTCAATATAACGGCACTAAAAGGCTAAGCCAGGCAGACTACTTGGACATTGTACAGTTTCACCTGGACAACATCCCCAAGGTCGTGAACGCTACAATTGAGGAAATCTTTACCACCGTAGCATTGATCATGGAGCAGGATGAATTCGCCAACTGCCTAATAAACAGTAAGTTTTACACTGATAAAGTACACTATTTTATGTACTCTGGGTTCCCCGGCGCGTTCTGCAAGGCGTTAAATAGCCTCATGATGAATGATTGGTACACCGCTTGCTTCATGAGCGAATGTAGCGATTCGTCATTATGGGGGACCTATGGGGATTCGCATCGTGGCTTATGCCTAAAATATAAAGCGGAAAAAAAGGGCACCGGTTATACGATCCCTCTTCGCCTGCCCACCCATATGCGCAATGGACAGATAAGAACTGAATATGTGGATGCTGAACTTGAGAAAATGTCGTACACTTCCAAGCACGAACAAGCGAATTTTTTTCATTCAATGGATGCTGTCAGCGATCATGATCTAGAAGCCTACTGGTATACCGGCAGCAAAGATCGCCAAGCTGCGACAATAATAACGAAGGGACGCAGCCCCGAAAGTGTGCGGCAAACAGCTAAGGCAGTTATGCTTACCAAAATGGATGACTGGCGCAAGGAGAACGAGTATCGTCTTATCCTCAGCCCAAATACATTTAGTCTTGAAGACAAGAATGACCGCTTTGTTACCTACCCCGCTGAGAGCCTGGACGGCGTAATATTTGGCATTAACACTCCCATAGCGATTAAGGCTAAGGTGGCACAGATACTAGCCAAAATCTGCCATGAATCTGGGGCAAAGATAAACGTATACCAAGCGAAATACGACGATGAATCGGGAAAAATCACCCATGAAAAACTTAACAAGCAGGACTTAGTGACGATTCTACCTAAGTGATCAATATTTCTAGGGCGTATGCAGTAATAAAATGGCTTCTGCGCTCTAGAGAGTAATGGATTTTAGTTCTACTAAGAGAGCTGAAGCCGTCGCCGCTTCTGCGGTAAACGTACTCGCTTGCGTGGGGATTGGAGAAGGTCCATGAGTGTGCGCTGCCAGCTCGGAGGCGATCTGCTCGATCAGGTCTAGCGTGTCACCCAAGACGCGTAGCACATTTACTCCTTCCGACCCCAGCCAAGTTTTCGGTGCCTGCATACGCTGACTGATGCCAACCACGCTTTTGCGCAGGCCCTGCACCTTTTCCTGCATGTCGCCACCTACCGCAGCATTATGGGTCTTGCCAACTACCAGGTTGAGGTCGCGCCCGGTCGCCTGGTGCATATCATCCAGGGCGGCGAATGATGCGGTACCGGCCGAACTGAGCTTGAGCGCGCCCAACGCCTCTACCTTCTTGATGCCCCCCACCGTCTCAGTCGAGTGGCGCTTCACATCCTGGACATGACTCTGATAGCGCTCGTTGTTGCCCAGGGCTTCCACCTCCCGCTCGATAGCCTGGTCCCGGATCTTGCCATCGGTCTGGCGCAACCAGTTGCCGTCCGCGTCGACGCGCTGCTGCACGGCATCGCTGTGCTGCCAGATCTGGTCGCCCTGGGGCACCTTGGGCAGGCTCAGGCCGTGCGGCAAAATCGACTGGATGTAGGGGTGGCTGGGCGAGCCATAGGCGAAGCACACCACAACCCGGGTGCCCTCATGCGGGAACGCGAACATGCCCATTTCATCGCCACCACTGGGCAACGGCAGCGGCACACCGGCGAGGATCGGCAGCGCCGGATCCGGCTCACCGTCCTGAGCCAGAACCTCGATGTCGACCGCGTAACGCGGCCGGAAGTCATCACACAGGCCGGCGCCGGCCGGCGCGTCCGGAACGGCGACCACCCTGGCAAAGCGCGGCAGGTGATAAGCGCCGGTGAGTTCGGGGAATTGGCGCTCCACGCTGCGCTTTATTGCGTCGTCCATTTGATGGCCATCTTGGTGTCGGCGAGCGCGACACTGGTGATCCGCTCGCCCTGGTTGATTGAGACGCCGGGGCGAAGCCCTGGCAGTGTCGCGATCGTCGCGCTCTGGTTGCCCTGGTAGCCGTCGAACAGGTTGACCGGCAGCGGCAGCGGCGATCGCGCGCCAAAAAAGCTGTCGGCCCAGGCGCCGACGAACATCTCGCCGTCGCCCTGCTGCTGCCAGATGAAGTCCTCGATGCCGAACACCTTGGCCAAGCTGTCCATGGCCAGCGTGCCGGCGGCGAGGCTGTAGAAAAACGGCGCCTTGACCCGCGTGTAGTCCCGATCGGGCACGCGGAAGGTCAGGCCGGTCTTGGTGCTGATGTCGGCCAGCACGGCGCGCAGGTCGACATGGCGCAGGTTCATGGGCAGCGGCTGGGCCAGTACGGCAGCTAGCTCCCGGCAGAACACCACCTGCTCGATGCCGTTGGCCGCGGTGCAGCGCTCGACGTAGCCAATGAAGTGACGCTGCAGCGTGGCCTCGTTGTAGCCGATATCGAAGGTCACCAGCCCTTTGACCGGAACCCCGGCCTGGATGGTGAAGGTCGCGCGGCCAGGCGTTCGCAGATCCAGCCGAACGTCAGCTGCGATCAGCGGCACCGTAGTGCCGCCAATGGTCAGTACCTGGTGCAGCTTCATGATGCGCCTCCCAGGTATTTGTCGACCTTCTGCAGGACCGCTTCAAATCCGGTCAGCTCGCCGGCCCCGTCAGACCCACTGGAACCTGAACCGGCGCCGGTGACGCCGTCGCCTGGGGCGGACTGGGCTTTTACGGGGTTGCCGGCGCGTCGCTGTTCCACCTTCTCTGGGTTCGACAGCTTCTCGCTGAGGGTGAACTGGACGATCCACTGAGCCAGACTGTCATCCTCCCGGGCGCTGACGCCATCGGCGAACGTCACCTGGCGGATCCCGAAGGCCTCGGCCGTGTCGTTGACCACCCGGTAAGTCGTGAGCTGGCCACCGCCTTGGGTGGACTCAGCCAGGCGCATGAGCGTGCGCAGATCTGCCATGCGCTTGTAGGGAATGGTCATGGCCACCGTCAGCGTCTTGGGCTTGAACCCTTTCTCCGCCTTGTCGGTGTTGCTGGTCTGTCCGGACAGATCCTCGGCCTCGATCTTGAGGCTCGCGGTCAGCTTCATGCTGTTGCCAGTGATCTGCGTACCATTCAACAGCAGCGTCATAGGCCCACCAGTTCGCGAACAAACGACAGTCCCTGGAGCGAGCCGACCAGCATGACGCCGCTCGACAGTACCCACTCATGCCCCGGGGCGTCATCGCCCTGCAGCAGCTGCTTGCGCAGCTCGGCCGGATCACCGGGACCCAGCAGGCGGGCCTGCATGGACGCATCGGGCGTGCCGGCACTGAGCAGCGCTTTCAGCGCATCCAGCTGGGATACCTGCTCGACCGTCTGCTGCGCCTTGCGCTGGGCCAGTGCTGCCAGGTCGCTCAAGGGTGAGCTGTCCGCCGCATAGCTTTCCAGCTGGGCCAGCTGGCTGTTCATCGCCTGGCTGGCTTCCTTGAGCAAGGTGCAGCGTTCCAGCGGCAGTGCCGACCAACGCGGCAGCGCGCCGGCGGTGGGCAGCTCCCACTTGTCGGCTTCCAGCGTGAACAGATTACCGGCGCGGCGCTCGGCCTTCTGCAGGTCGGCGATCGGCAGCACCGCATTGAACGCGGACAGGGTGCTGGCCAGGCCGTCATACCGCGTGCCCAGGAACAGTAGCACCAGGGCGTACTGCTCGCCGACAGGGCGCTGCGGATCGGTGCTGTCCTGCAGTTTGTCAGCCAGGCGCTGCACCAGGTTGGGTGCGGACAGGTAGCGCTGATACCCGGTGCCCTGCCCCACGCCGCTCTGGAACGGGGTCACCACAATGCACTGCGGCACTTCGCCGAACTGGGCGTCCATCGCGGCTCGACCTGCAGCGGCCACGCCGCTGGCCACCGCGCCGATCGCGCTCAGGTCCGTGGTGACCAGATCCTGCAGCTCGCCCATGCGCTGCGCGGCGCCGGCGAGCTGGGACGTGGCCATGTCCTTGACGTCGACCAGTTGGTCCATCCACTGCGTAGCCTGGGCCGGCCACCGCAGCGCAACGGGCGACCAGGTCATGCCGGCACCATGACTTCGGCATAGGCAGCCTGGTAAGCCGCCGCAAAATCGGCATTGATGTCGATGACCTCCTGCAGCGCGATCGTATCCGCCGCTTCGATGGCCGCGATCACCACGCTTTCACCCCGGAAGCACGCCCGGCGATGCGCAGCCACAGCCCGGGCGATCGGCTCCATGGTTTCAAGGTCCACGACCTGCCAGCCATTCTCAGCCTTCCAGTCAGTGTTCGGAATCAGCCCGTACTTCAGGTCCGTGTAAGTGCTGCTCAACTGAGCCTGGCTTTCTCGATCCGTCTTGACGCGCAGACCATTGGCAAGGTCGAGGCCGGCTGTCTCAAAGCTCAATCGATACTCGGCCAGCTGGGTCAGCATCCCAGGCTGGTTCATCCCGATGACCAGCTGCTCGGCCTCAGCGAGGCTTGAGGCGTTGTGCACCGCGCGGTAAGGCGCGGACGGATCGTCACTGACCACCAGGGCAGCGCCGTTTTCATACGAGTTCAGTTTGTACATTCAAGGATTCCTCAGGAGATGCGCCATAGATCGTTCATCTCGGAGCCGCCCAAGGTGCGGGTGCCGCCGAACAGATACATTTCTTCGGCAATCACGACTGCCGAGGCGTGATGACGTTTGGTGGCCCCGGAAGGAAGTTCGGTCCAGGAGTTTGCGGATGCGTCGTACACCCAGAGATCATTGAGGTAGGCGAGGTCATTGTTGGCAGATGCGCGATGGCCGCCGAAAATGTACATCTTGCTACCGATGGCCACCGCGACGTGCTCATGACGTTGAGTGGCGCCTACACCCAACTGGGTCCACTTATCGGTAGCTGGGTCGTAGAAATAGACATCGTTGAAATAGCCTGAGCCGCGCGTGCCCCCGAACACGTACATGCGACCCTCAATCGCCACGGCGGTGTGCTCCGATCGCTGGTTAGGCGAAGAAGTGAGTTGTTTCCATTTGCCCGTGGCAGGATCGTATTCCCAGATGTCTGCAAAATAGATCTGGCCGCTTCCTCCATACAGGTAAAGCTTGTTTCCGATTGCAACCAGCGAAGCCTGGCGGCGGGCCGCCGGTCCTCCCAATCCGAGATGCTTCCACGTGTTCGTCGCCGGATCGTAGACCATCAGGTCGCCTTGAGTGGCGCTGCCCGCGACCGCACCCCAGCCATGTCCACCGAAGACATACATCTTGCCGTTCAGGGCGGCGGCGCAGTGCCCATAACGCCCATAGGGTCCGTTGGCCAACTGAGCCCAGGCATTTTCCTGAGGGTCATAAACCCACAGATCGCTCAGATACGAGGCGCCGCCTTGATAGTGGTAGCCGCCGTAGACATACATCTTGCCGTCGATGGCAACCGCTGTGTGGCTGTATCGCAGCGTCGCACCACCGTTGAGCTGGGTGTAAATCCCGCTGAGCTGGTCGCTGGTGGTGAAGCGGATGACAGGCGACCACTCGGTTTCACCCAGAACGCGGCCTTTCTTTTTCATGCGTGCGTAAAACTGGGTGGAGTTGGCCAGCGAGGAATCGGGTGTGAAGCTCACCAACTGGGTCGTGCTCCAGCCGCTGTCGACAGCCAGTGTCGAGAAGTCAGCCAGCATCGAGATCTGCCAGCGGCTGGCCACGTGGTCATCGGTACCGCCCGATACGCTGAACGTGTCAGACGTCAGGGTTTGGCGGGAATTGACCTTGGTCTGGCCATCCGCCGGGTTGATGATCGCCGGGCGCCGAATGTGGATGGCAGCCGTATTGAACGTCACGGTTCCCCATGCCGAACTGAGCGTGTCGCCGATCATCATGGCCCGGGCGAAATACTGGCGCGACGGATCCAGGTGGTAACCGGCTTCGCCCAGGCTGAAAGCGGTCAGCTGGTCAGTGCTGGTGACGTCGAACACCAGGTCCGTAAAGCCTGCGTTACGCGACAACTGCCAGCGAGTCTTGCGATGGCTGTCATAGGCGGCCGGAAAAACCACGAACGCCTCGATCATCAGCGTAGGCTCTGCCGCTACACCGGTTGCGCTCGGCGCCGGCGAGATAAACGAGGGTTGCTGAATGGCAGCGGCGCCCAGGGGGATTTTCTGGGTCATCTTCGCCGCGTCGCGCAGCACCTCCAGCGTCACCAGGCCCGCCGGGGCATCGGCCGGAATGGTCAGCGTCAGCGTCTCAAGCTCCTGAACCACTGTGCCGACGCTGGTCTTGGCCTTGTAGGTGCTGAACCGATGAAAGTCCGTGATGCGGTAGGTGTTGGTGGTGCCCGGGTAGATCAACACCGGGCCGTCCAGGCAGATCGACACTGGCGGGGTGTAATCGCTCTTGTTGAGCTTCTTGTCCAGCTCCGCCCGGATCCCGGTTAGGTCCGTGGTGATCTGCGTGAATTTGTCGGTGAAGTCGAACTGCCAGGTGCTGGCCGGCACCTGGATGCCGGTCAGCGCCTGGGCGCCGTTGTAGTCCAGGATGATGTTGCGGGTCAGATTGTTGCCGAACTGCTGCGGCGGCACTTCCTGGCGCTTCTGCTGCAGCGGCACGTAAGCGGCGATCAGCAACACCTGTTCGGTCGTCTCCAGGCCGATCCAGTTGAAGTCGAAATCACCCACGGTGCTGTCAAGCATCAGGCTATAGACGACCTTGTTCGGCGACAGGTAGCCCTCGCGGGTCACGTCCTTGGTGTGGACGATCTGCTCCGCCGGCGGAAGTCCGGCAGACCGGTCGATCGGCAGCGAGGTGTCGAGGCCTGGAATGTTGGCCAGCACGAAACGCGCGACCGTCAGGACTTCCTGCTTGCTCTGTTTCAGTGCGATCAGGCTTTCGCCTGCGAGGGTAATACTGGCACCCATAGGGGATTTCCTTAACTGGCGACCAGGGTCATGTGGTCGAGGTTGAATTCGAAGCTGGCCAGCTGCAGGCCGATCGTGTGGTCGTCGTCGAACCGGGCGGTCAACGTGGCCTGGTCGTGGCCGTATTCGTAGCTGACCAGGTCAATGCCCAGCTCGGTCGTGCCGACCAGCTCGTAACGGCGACAGGTGCGGCCGTACTGGTGGACGATGATGTCCAGGAGCGTGGAGAAATCGGACAGCTGCTGGTCGTCCAGGAACAGCTGCACGATGTCCCAGTCGCGTTCCGGCTGGCGTTCACGGATTTCGATATCGCCGATGCCCAGGCGCCGGAAGATGCGCTTGAAGCCGGCCACGGACCCGGCGTCGACCGCGTTGACGAAGGCATACTTGACCCGCAACCGGTACAGGCTTTCGGGCTCACCGCGGTAGCGGGTGATGTCGCGCTGCCAGGCCAGCAGGTCCAGCACAGAGAGGTGACAGGTTTCGGCGTCCAGCTGCAGCAGCGGCCAGCCCATCCAGTCCTCGACCTTTTCCCACCAGGCTTGCGCCGCCGCCTTGAGTTTCGTGGGCTCGTCGCCATCGAGCCAGAACGGCAGTTCGAGCTTATACATTGACGGTCACCTCCAGCGTCTGCAGGCGCGGGATGTCCAGTGCGGACAAGATGTCGTCATTGGCGAACTTCAACGACTCGATGCCGGCGAATTGCTCGTGCAGCTCCTCGGTCAGTCGACTGAACGAGAACCGCGACTGCGGCCAGGTCAGGGTCGGTGCATAGTCGGACCCGCTGTTCTCGCGAAAAGCGGCACGGATGAACTGCTCGATATTGGCCTGCAGGTTTTGGCGCTCCGCTGCCGTCAGGACCGACTTGGGCCAGATCTGCAAGTAAAGGCTGTGCAGCGTCTCGGGCATGGCCATGACCAGCATGTCATCGCCGTGGCCGTGGTTGCCGTCGTTCATGATCGAGGCGTTGATCTCCTCCAGGAACGATTCGGCGGGTACGCCCGTATCGAACAGCACATAGGCATTGGCGCTACCCGGGCCACGTGGCGCGCCGTGCTGGAAATACACGCCGTCGGTGGACACACCCGGGAAGGCGGCGATCAGTGCGCGGTACACCGCGTCGGTGTGCCACTGGTTGACCGCCGAGAACTGGTTGCGGGTGCGCAGGCGCAGTTCGTCGTCCAGCTCCTGGTCAGAACCCGGGGCGGTCAGCCAGCTGGCCGTGTTGACCACCGCGACCACGCCCGGTACCGGCACCGGCAGGACGGCGTAATAACCCGGGGCGAGATTGAAGCCACTGCCTGCCTCGATCGCGATAGCCGGAATCTGTAGTTGTGACTCGCCGTCCGCAAAGCTGCCCGCTGCCGTGGTCACCAGCTCGAAGATCTGCCCGTTGATGGCGGCCGACTGTACCCGGGTGCCGATTGGCACTTCCAGCGTGCCGGTGGGCATCGAGCGGGTGAACAGCAGCACGCCGGCCGCCTTGGTCGGCGCCTTGCGCTCGACGTCGACCGCCCAGGCCAGCATGTCGAGCCAGGCGCCGCCGGCGGTCTTGACGAAGAAGTTCGGCAGTACGGTGTCGCTGATGAAGGTCAGCAGCCACAGCACCGGCTTGGTCACCAGCGCCGTGACCACCCGCCAGAACGGCGAGTAGGCCGAGGTGTTGGCCACCTTCGCGCCCTGGGCGACGACCTCCGCTTCCCACGCGGCTTTCAACGTGGCTTCGGTGGTCGGAATGCCTGAGTCGGTCAGGGCCTGCTTGAAATCGACGCTCACAGGGTCACCTCCAGATCGCCGAACTGCAGAGTCTTGGCCGTCACCAGGTACGTGCCGGATCCCTGCTCGATGATCCGCACGGTGCCCGGTACCAGGCGCACGTCCGCTTCCACCAACAACTCCAGCTGCTGGATGTAGTCGCGCTGGATCAGCCGGCTGCGCTCGGCCACCAGGGCCACCAGCAGCCCGCTTTCGCGGATCATGTGGCCGATGTCCTGGGCGATGCAGGCGCGGTCTTCAACCAGCCGCGGCTGATTGCTCGGGTCCAGGGCAAAGCTGTTGTCCTCGATCAGGAGGTCCAGGTATTCGCTCATCAGCCCACCGCCATGCCGATCATGTTTTCCAGCTCCAGGTTGCTCATAGGTTTGGTGTTGGTCAGGTTGAGGTTTTCCACATGCACGCCGGCCTTCTGCAGCAGGCTCTGGCTGTTGTTCGTGGTGTTGGAGGTGTTCTGGATCTGGCGTAGCAGCCCGCCCTGGGGCACGGCGGCCGCGCGCTGGGGCGAGACGCTGACCAGGTCAGCCGTCATGCGCTGACGGGTCTGTTCGGCCTGCTCATCGATGGACGGGGTCGTGACCAGTTGAGCGGCCGCCGGCGTGGTGATCAGCGGCGCGGAAATCCCCGGGATCTCGGGTGCTTTTGGCAGGTCGCCAAACGTGGCATCGATCTCCACGCCCGGGATCTTGTTCAGCATCTCGATCAGGCCGCTGATGGCGTCCTTGAAGATCTTCACGATGCCGTCCCAGGCCGCGCTGGCCAGGCCCGTCCAGCCGCCGATGGTGCCGAACCAGTCCGACAGCGCCTGCAGCTGGCTGCCGATCCATTGGAACGCTGCCGTGTTCATCAGCGCGCCGGTCCACTGGTCCCAGTAGACGATCGCGGCCGCGACCACGACGCCCAGCGCGACGATGCCGGCGATAATCAGCAGCACCGGGTTGGCCAGCATCGCGGCATTGACCAGCCAGATCGCGCCCTGCCACAGCAGCATCCCGGTACGGACCAGCCCCATCCAGGTGTACATGATCGCCAGGCCCGCGACGAACGCGGTCACCATCACGGTGTGGTAGAGGAACATCGCGATCGAGCGGAAACCGGTCCAGGTCAGGATGTTCCAGACGGTGACCATGCCCAGCCACACCATGCGGCTCATGCCGACCACCAAGGTCAGCGCTGACATTGCCGCGACGATGCCGAAGATCACCAGCGTGGCCATGCCGATCGCCCGGGTGATGTTCGGGAACAGCTGGCTCCAGCGGGTCAGGGTCTGCGCGATGCCCACCAGGCGTTCCATCAACGGGGTGAGCATCGGAATCAGCGCCTGGCCGAAGGCGATGCGCAAGGCCTGGACCGCTGCCGCGAACTGCTGCCACGGATCCACCATCGCCTTGGCCATCTTCTCGGCGTTTTCCAGACCCCGCACCTTGCCGATCTGCTCCAGTCCACCGCGCAGCCGGTCGGTGTCCTTGGCCAGCGCCGCGATTACCTGGGCACCTTCCCCACCGAAGGCCTCGGTCAGTTTGGTGCCGGCGGCCGCGCTGGTCAGGTCGCCATACTTGCCCTGCAGCTTGTCCAGGATCTGCAACATCGGCAGGGTGTTGCCGGCGGCGTCAGTCAGCTTGAGGCCGGTCTTTTCCGCTGCGTTGCCGATGTTCTCGAAGAACGCCTTGTAGCGGCCGCCGGCGTCGCCGCCTTCCATGGTGCTGGACAGCGTGCCGATCACCGCCATTTGCTCGGCCACACTGATGCCCGCCGTGGTGGCGATCGCCCCGACTTCCTTGAAGGCATCCTTGAGCTGCGCGCCGTCGGTGCGGAACAGCTTCACCGCCAGGGCGGTCTGGCCCGCCAGCTGGTTGGCCCATTCGACCTTGCCCATCTTGTCGGCTTGTCCCTTGAACAGGTTGTACATGGTGCCCAGGTACGCGCTGGTGGTTTCGGCGTCGGACTTGGTCGCTTTGGCCAGAACGCTGCTCGCGTTGGTGATTGCAGCCAGCTGGCTGCCCACCAGACCCTTGATGCCGCCCTCAATCGCACGCGACGAGGCGACGAATTCGGCGGCACTTGCGCCGTAGGCCACGGAGAATTCCAAGGCCTTGCTGTTCAGTGACGTCAATGCATCCTCGGCCACGCCTAGGGCGCGCACGTCGCCTAGCGCCCGATTGACCTCAAGCGCGGGTTCGAGCGCTTCGCTAACGGCGACGCCGGCGCCGACCATACCCGCCAGGCCCGTACCCATCTGCAGGATGCTTTTCTGCCCCTGCTCAGCCAAGTCGGTGATGCTGGCTTTTACTTTGCCCAGGGGCGCAGTGATCTTGTCGTTCAGTGACAGGATGAAAGCCAGGCGGGAGGAGGTATCAGCCAAGGTGATTTATCCGTTGAATGCGTGGGCAATGCCGTTGGCGACTGCGATTTCCATCCGTCGCCAGTGTTCGTCTTCCAGCCATTTGGCTGTGCCCAGGGTGTCAGTGGTGGGCACCACCCCAGGCAGCCAGCGCCGGTGCAGGGCCATCAGCTGGCCCAGCCCGTCCTGGTTCAGTCCTTCGGCGTGGTCGAGGGCTTTTTTACGATCACCTCGACATCAGGCGAATACTCCTCGAGGAGCGCGCCGGCGATATTCATGGTGCTGATCGGGTTAGCCAGCAGCGGCTTGAGCGATGCCTTCTGCTCCTGTTTGATGGTGTTCATCAGCAGGTTGTGGGCCGGGGCGATCTTGTTGTTCTGCGTGGTCGCGTTGTAATACTTGGTGACGTCCGCCGGGGTCAGGGAGAACAGGAATTCATCGCTGCCGATTTCCAGGGTGATGTCGCGGTTTACTTCGTTCATGGTGCGTTCCAGTGGTGTGATTCAGGGTTGTGCCGGCGTGCGGTGCACGACCTGGCGGATGTAGTCCTGCAGGCCGAGAATCATTTCCCGGCTGAGGGTGAGTTCGTCCCGGAGGGTGAAATAATCCGGTCGAGCGTCTGCAGCGAGTTCGGCGGTGACTGCATCAGCCAGGCCGGCGGCGCCGGTGGCAGGCTGGGCAGCGGATCCCGGGCAGACGGCTTTGACGAGCAGCCGCTTATCGCGAGCAGCAACAGCGCGCTGCAGGTCAACGTTTTCAGTACGCGCACGGTTCAGTTCCTCGGTGCGTTGGCGGTCAATCGCGTCACGGGTGGCCAGCTGTTCGCCGGTCAGGCGCGCCGCTTTGATCTGCAGATCCAGATCCGCCTGGACGTCGTCGCGCTCGCGGCGCGCTGCCACCAGCTGGTCACGCTGTTGGTCGTAGGCGACCCAACCCAGCAGGCCGACCAGCAGAAAAAACAGGACAAGGCGCAGCGGGCTGATGGTCATGAGCGGCACAGCTCCATTTCGGCCAGGCGCCGCTTGTGCAGCCCGGGAACGAAGGTTTTGCGGCCATCGGCGCCGGTGACATACGCCCAGACCGGCCGACCATCGGCGCCCCAGGCCAGCGCCTTGCACCCGTCGGCGATGCGGCCGGCGTTGATCAGCGCAACTGCCCGACTGGCGCAGGTGCTGGGCGTGCCGACGTTGTGACCGTGGCTGCTCAGGGCGTCGAAGGTGTTCTGCCCGATCGCCGGATTGGTCAGGCAGTCGGCCAGGGCCAACTGGCCCTTGCTGACCACCAGGCGCTCCACCTCGGCGCAGCGCGCATCGGACCAGTAATCGCCGACGATCACCGGGTACGGGCTGGTGTGCCGGGTGATGCCCATGCAGACCGTCGGCAGACCACGGGCCAGCCGGTCCGGGTAGACGATGTTCTCGCCCTTCCCTTCCCAATTGCCCAGGAACGCGGTCAGCGTGCCACTGCACAGCACGAGGACGCCGGCGGCGATCTTGGCGCGCAGGCTCATGGCTTGTCCTTCCAGTCGCGCAGCATCTGCCTGTACTTGGGGGCCAGCAGCACGATCTGCAGCACCATATAAAGCGCGGTCAACATGTAAGCCACGGCCGACCAGTCGACGGCGCCGGTGGCACCGGTGGCCGCCACTCCGATGGCAGGCGACGCCTTGGCCAGGGCGATAGCGGTGTCCTGAGCAGCCTGATTCGCGCTCATCGGTAGCCTCCTTTCTCAAACACGGACTGGCACGGCACACAGCGGGTCATCCCGCCCAGCGCCCGGCGCGCAGCCGGGATCTCTGCGTCGCAGTCCTCGCAATGGGTCAGGCTTGGCCCGCTCGGGCGCGCCTGGGCAAGCGCGGCGGCAATGGCCTGGTCGCGTTGCCGCTGCTCCAGCGCTTGGGCGCGATCGAACGGGCAAACCATCAGATCAGGCCCTCGATCTCGGAGGCGGCCAGGTACGGCGTGCCGTCGATGTGCACGAAGTCCGGACTGGTGACGTCGTACTGCACCTTCACCGTGGACTTGGCGCCGCCCTTGGGATCGATGCTCAGCAGGCTGGACAGACGGAGCTTGCAGCCGAAGGCCTCGTACTTGATTTCGTCGTCGCCGGCCTTCGCGTAGAACACGATGTCGAAGGGCTCGATCTCGCGGAAGCTGCCCGCGCTTGCGGCCTGCTCCTTGATCAACTTGAAGTTGGCAATGTCCACCTCGATTTCTCCGGAGGCGGACACATCGCCGTCGACGTGGCCATTCGGTACGCCACGGGTCTGACCCACGGCGCTGTTGTCGGTGATGTCCAGGGTTGCGGCCTCCACATGAACCTTGAGGTCGCCCAGGTTCACATCGAAGTTTTTGCCGCCAATACGTGCAGCCATGGGTTACTCCGTGGTGGTGATCGAAAGATCCAGGGCGAGGTTCGCAGTGATGTCTTTCGGGCAGTTGAGGGGACGCAGAGTCAGGTAGGCGACCACGGCGGTTTTGCTGGTCCAGCTCAGGACGATCGAGTCCTTGGTCGGCGGCTCGATCTCGCCCGGGAAGACGTTCGCGCCGACCTTGGTGGACTTGGCCATCTGGCGCAGCGGCGCCATCAGCGCGGTGCGGTTGACTTCCATGCTGTTGGCCGAACTGTTCAGGCGGCGATCACCGATGCGCTGGATCAACAGCACACGCACACGGCGGGCGGCCTTGTCCAGGACACGCAGGTATTCGATGACCTGGACGTCTGCGCCTGGCGCGGCCAATAGGCTGGCATCGCCGAAATACACGCCTGGATAACCGGCGTAGGTCTGGGTCACGGTCAGGCGGGCCGCATCGAGCACTGATCGGGTCGCAGACTGCAGGGGGATCCCGTCCTTGTCGGTCGGGATCGCGCCCAAGCCCTCCACCGCACCGGTGGCCACCCGCATCGGGGTGTCGGCGATGCTGGTCGCCGCATTGGCCAGGCGGCCGGCGAGCACGCCCAGGTCATTGCCATGCAGCTGCGGCACGACCGCTACCCGATCGGCCACCAGGTCACCGACTAGGTCACGCTGGGCAGTCTGATACTCCGCCCAGGTCTGTTCGCTGGTGATGCCGGCGGCGGCCGCGAGGACGAATAGCCGGCGTCCGTAGGTGTTCTGGACGCCATTCGCTGCCGCATTCATGGCTGACAGCTCGGCTGCAGTAGCGACCGGCCGGGTGATGACCACCGCCTCGACGTCGTAGTCTTGCTGCTGGGCGTAGGTCAGTGCGGCGGACCAGTCACCGTCGGCCGCGATCGGCGCTGCCAGGCAGGCCCAGCGATCGCCGCCGTTGGCACGGGCGGCAATGATCTGGGTTTTCAGGTCGCTGGCCGGGATGCCCAGCTGCGCGTCCAGGTCGCTTTCGGTGTTCAGGGCGATGATCTGGCCGATGTTCTTGGCACCGGGGCCAATGAACAGGAACAGCCGCTCGACCTCGGTACTGGTGCCCTGACCAAGGTTGAGATTGTTTACGGATACTCTGCCGAGTGCCATGTGATGCCTCGTTAGCGGGGTGCGGTGATAATTTGGCGCAGCACGAGATTCACCAACGCTTTGGTTTCGCTCTGGCTTGCGCCCAGGAATTGGCGGGCGGGCAGCTTGATTTCCCAGCTCTGCGCGCCGGTTGAGGCCTTGCGTTCGTTGTCCAGGACGCGAATCAGCAAACCGGCCTTGGGGTATTCCAGGTGCTGCTGGATCCAGGCAACGCTGGGACGCGTCGCGGTTTTCTTCCCAGGCAGGCGAACCTTGTAGCCGAGCTGTCGCAGGCGCTTGGCCTGTTTCTCAGTGGCCGCGGTACCGGGCGGGACCTCGGTCAGCTTGCGCATCTGCTGGGCGGTGACGCGCTCCGATCGGCCGTGGTGCTGCTGCGAAGCGACGTAGCGGGTCAGGCGGTTTTTCCAGCCCAGTTCAGCTTCGGTGTCGGTCAGGCGCACGACCTCCAGCAGCTTGGCCAGGCCCGCTTCCATCTTCTTTTTGCCTTTGCCGCTGCTGTCCTTGCGGGGAGCGAACGGCGAGCCGTCCAGATTCTGCTGGTTGCGCACGCGCTGACGACTGAGTGAGCGCACCCGCTTGCTAACGTTGTTCATTAGCCGGCGACGCTTCTGCGGAGGCAAGGCCAGCAGATCGAGCAGATCCTGCGCTTCGAGCATGCCGCGAATGTCGAGGTTGAAGGCGTCAGTCATTGCGTACGACCTCGCCCTGTTCTGCGGTCCACAGCTCATATGGGATCGGAGACCAGGTCTTGCCGAACATCTTGATATCGCCGTTCGGGTCCTCGCTCAGGTACTGGGCTTCTGCGAACTGGATGCTAATCGTCACGTCGGCCAGGTCTTGCGCCAGATCGGTCACGTCGATCGCCATCACCGGCGCCGGCAAATCGTCCCGGTCGTCGTCATGCGTTACCAACCAGCTACCCAGCAGCGCCATCAATCGGGACGGGTTCCCGCTGAAGTCGTCCATGCTCAAATGGCCGGTATAGGACATGTCGCCCATGTACATGCCGTTTTCGTCCGGCTTCCACACCAGTTCCTGGGTGGCATCAGTGACCCAGCTGTCGAACTGCTCAGGCAGCACCAGGTTGAAAGAACGCAGATGCGCGGTCAGCGCCCGTAACTTGTTCACAGCAATACCGCCGTGATTCGGCCGCGTCCCTGCAGGGCGCGGATCGCCTGCTGGCTGCGTGCGAGAAGGTTGGCCGATGACTCGGGGGCTTCTTTACCGGTGTTTTCTGCCGTTTCGCGGCGGGTGGCGGTTGCGTATTGGGGCAGCAACTCAGCCTTGGCCCGGTAGTAAACGGCCTGGCGATACAGCTCAGCGAAATAGGTGCGCTCCGGCAGAACGGTGCTGTCTGCAGATTCAACGTTCGACACTCCAGCCGACTGCCATTGCGCTTTTTTCCTGGCAAGGTCGGTGTTAACCGCACCCATGGCCAAGGTCAGTTCGGTGACCTGCAGGTCCACTAGCCGATCAGCCGGCAAGCGGTGGGTGCGCTGAAAGCTGCCCAGGTCGAGGTCGGGCCAAAAGCCGTCGTTCTCGATCTGCTGCGGCGTCGCGCTGGGTGTCGGGTTTCCGGAAAAGCCCATCTGCAAGTCACTCTAATAGGGCAGGTTGCGGCTTCGGGAAAGGCCGAGGTCATAAATGACTCGGTCTTGCCGTGGCAGCTCCCTGCGGGGGGTAGTCGGTTATTCGGGTGCGGTGATGCCGGCTCGTTGTTTAGCCAATGCCTTACGGCAGAGCTTGATGCGGGTTTCGTTGCCGGCTTTCGCGTACAGCTCGGTGGAGCGCTCCAGGTGCTGGAGTGCGGTTTCCCACTGCTCGGCTTCCATGGCACGGATGCCGATCAACTTGTGGTACTTGCTCGGGATCTGTTCGGTCAGGTCCCACTCACCGTCAACACGCGGCAGCAGATCAGACAGGTACGGCTCTGGACTGCGACTGGCGCTGTATTCGGCGTAAGCCCACTCGATGACCGCATCGGCGACGAAGGTCTGAATGTCGCGGCGCTTGAAGCGCTCAGGCATCTGCTGGCCTTGCTCGATGGCGATATCGGCCAGCTCCATTCCGTCCACGAACTGCTCCGTGTCGAACAGCCAGATCAACACCTGCACCAGGACGCGGTTCGGGAAGTTCAGACCCGACTCGCAGTAGCGCTGGATGTAGTCCTGGTACTTGGGCAGCAGCTCGTTGCGCTTGAGGTCCTGACGCCCGGCCAGCCCCTTGATCGCGCTCAGGCGTTCAAGGTCCTGATCCAGCGCCGCTTCCTGCAGGGCCAAGTGCTTGCGTGCATTGGCGGGGCTGCTTAAGGCTTCTGCAGCCGAGTACGGCAAGGCGGCAGCAGCCGCAGCACTTACAAGCGCTGCGCTGCCCATGGCCTGGATGCGGCGTTTATGCGCCAGGGCCAGACTCATCCGACCAGCTCCACGTTTTCGGTCAGTGCGAACTTTTCCAACTGCTCGATCACGTAACCTTCGTTGCGGCTGTTGTAGTCCTCGACGCGGGAGCGCTTTGGATTGTCCACGGTCTGCTTACGCCAGCTGGAATCCTGGAAGTAGATCGACAGGTTGTCCCAGCTGGTGACGACCACCGCATTGACCGGGAAGTAAGGCACGCTGAAGCTCGGCAGTCCGCCGTAGGTCGCGATGACCTGAGCGTCTTCGATGCGTTCTTTTTCGGTCGGCACGTCGCCTTGCTTGGCGTAAAGCTTGGCCTTGTCAGCGGCCAACAGGTCGCTGCCGATGATCGCAATCAGGTCGCCGCCGTCACGCAGGCGCTCGTCGACCATCTGCTTGGTGTCGTGCACTAGGGCATCAAGGTTGGCGTAGTCGCCGCCTTCACCCAGGATGACCTTGCCCGCTACCTTGCCCTCCTTGAGCACCTGCGCCGGGATCTGCTCACGCGCGATCTGCAGCCAGCCCTTGTTGACGTCCTGCAGCATCGGATATGTGGCGATATCGGTCTGGGATTCAGCCTTGAGGCCGTGGAAACCGACCATGATGCGATCGAGTGCGATCTGCTTCTGCACGGCGGCGGAATAACGCTGCTGGAAGTCCGGGAATTTCGCCCAGGCATCGATTTTGGCGTAAGGAAGGCTGACGTCAGATTCGGTGGAGAACAGCTCGTAAGTGCTGTCGTCCAGTGCCGATGCGTCTTTGGCCTCGCGATCCTTGGTCTTGGTATTGGTGCGACCGGTCACGGGACCGGAGACGCCCAGGAACACCTTCTGTCCCTTGATCTCGCTCACGCCGATGACGTTGATGCGGCTCAGGAAGTCGGACTTGGCGGTGATCGCGTCGTTGAGTTCCTGGGCGATCGTTGGCTCGACGCTGAACGTCTTGCTGGCCAGCTCGACGCCGTAGCTTTCGGCAAGTGCCAGCTGCAGGGCGGCAAACATCTTCGCGCCGTATGTGCTCAGAGACTGGGCCATATCAGAGCACCTTCTTGATGGTGGTGGTTGCTGCGCCTGTGGTGCGCGGCAAAACGCGACCAGCCGGGTTGTTTTGCAGAGCACTGAACTGCGCTTGCAAACCTGCCAGTGCTGTCAGCACGGCCTGGTTCGTCGGGTTGCCTTTGCGGGCAAAATCCCGATCCGCCTCAGCGGTGGTCACGATGTCATCCACAGCAGCGGTGACGTCGTCGATCGGAGCCTGGTCAGGCTCAGGGGCATCTACAGCGACTGGATCGACAACGGCCTGAATGCCGGCGACGACCACAATCAGTTGAGCCAGCAGGGCTTTGAGGGCCGTTGCGGTAGCTTCATCCATTGGGGGTTTGCTCTCGGTGGTTGGGGGTTGGGTTTCTTCGGGGTCAGGCTCCGAAGCGAAGCCCTTGAATAGTCCGGACAGCGCGCTGAACAGCTTGGCCAGCTCGCTCTGAGGCTCATCCTTCTGCAGGCGTCCAAGGGGAACGGCCGCCGCGAAATGCACTGGCTGGCCAGTCTTGCGGGAGAAATAGAGTTCCTGGGTTCCCAGGCTCGCCGGCGAATCGGTCACAGCCAGGCCTGACAGATAGGCCTTGCCGGTATTCGCGAAATCAGGGGTGATTTCGATGCTGGTAAAAAGCTTTTCGCCCTGGTCGTTCAACGCGAGCAGCTTGTCGTTAGGCTTGAGCTGCGCTTCCAGCGCGACCTGCCCAGGTTTCAAACCCTCCACGTTCTCCAATAGTCGGACCGAGAACACGGTGCCGTAGGCACCCGGCCAGCGCTCGTGCTCGGACCAGATCGTCGCGGTATAGGTGGCGGTGTCGTACGTCTCAGCGATGTCGCGCAGTTCCTGGACGGTAATGACACGCCCATCAATGGTGGGACCACTGGTGGCAATTCGTTTCCAGTGGCTGACAAGGGAACGGGGCATAGGCTCAAACTGCGCTCATCGGTGAAGTGAGGCCCCAAGATATGCAGCCCAAGCCCCGCCAACAAACGGTTCATTTCCGCCTTTCTCCGATTTTTCATTTCTAGGAGAAACGCGGATTTTATCTACACGTTTTCCGCGTTTTCGCCGCATAGACTGCGGCCCATGTACTACTCGACCGAAGTAAAAGAAGCCGCCAAACGCCTGTTTCTGCGCCGCTACAAGGCCAAGGAAATTCAGGCGCAGCTCAACCTGCCCAACATCCGGATCGTCTATCACTGGATCCGGGTCGGCGGTTGGGAGGACATGCTCACCGATGAGGAACCGCTAACGGCGGTCAGTCGGCGCATCACCCTGCTGCTGGAAAAAACCGACGTTCTCACCAAGGGGGAACTGGACGAACTCGACCGGCTGACGACGCTGCGCGAGCGTCTGGCAAAGCAGTGCGTCAAGCCGGTGCCGCCGGCACCTGGTGCGCCGGCAAGCGAGGATGACGACAGCAGCGGTCGGAGCGAGCCTGCCCGCAAACCGCGTGGCGGCCGAGGCGACAAGAGCGAGAAGAAGCGCGAGAAGAAGGCCAAGAACGACGTCAGCGGCCTGACCGAAGTCGACTTCCTGGATAAGTTCATCAGCCAGATGTTCGACTACCAGAAAGAGCTGTTCGAGGCCAAACAGAACCCGCTGACGTGCCGGGTCCGGAACATCCTCAAGAGTCGCCAGGTGGGCTTGACCTACTACTTCGCCGGCGAGGCGTTCATGGACGCCGTGCTGACCGGCGACAACCAGGTGTTCTTGTCGGCCTCCCGGGCGCAGTCGGAGATCTTCCGCAGCTACATCATCGGATTTGCCCAGAAGTGGTTCGGCATCGAGCTGACCGGCAACCCGATCACCCTGAGCAACGGTGCCGAGCTGCGATTCCTGAGCACCAACAGCAGCACCGCCCAGGGCTACCATGGCCACGTCTATGTCGACGAATATTTCTGGATCCGTGACTTCGAGAAACTGAGCACGGTGGCCAGCGCCATGGGCACCCACAAGAAGTGGCGCAAAACCTACTTCTCGACGCCCAGCGCTGTGTCGCACCAGGCGTATCCGTTCTGGACCGGCGAGGCCTTCCGCAACAGCAAGCGAGGCAAGAAAGCCGGCGGCGAGTGGCCGACCGAGGCGGCCTACACGAAAGGCGCACTGTGCCCAGACGGTCAATGGCGCAAGACGATCACGCTGGACGATGCGATCGCCGGCGGGTGCGATCTGTTCGACATCGAGCAGCTGCAGCTGGAGTACGACGAAGACAAGTTTCAGCAGCTGTTCTACTGCAAGTTCATCGACAGCACGCAGAGCGCGTTCGGCCTCAAGGACCTGGAGCGCTGCTACTCCGACCTTACATTGTGGGACGACTACAACCCCGAACTGGACCGCCCGTTCGGCAACAGTCCGGTCTGGCTGGGCTACGACCCGAGCCGGACCCGCGACGATGCCACCTGCGTGGTGGTCGCGCCGCCGTTGGAACCCGGGGCCAAGTTCCGGATCCTGGAGAAACACAGCTGGCGGGGGACGTCGTTCACTCACCAGGCCGCCCAGGTCAAAAAGCTCACCGAGCGCTTCAACGTCCAGCACATCGGCATCGACATCACCGGCGTGGGCTACGGCGTATTCGACCTGGTGCGCGACTTCTACGCGAAGGTCACACCGATCCACTACAGCCTTGAAGCCAAGAACATGTTGGTGCTCAAGGCCCAGGACACGATCCAGGGCAGCCGCATCGAGTGGGACGCCGGCTGGACGGATATTGCCCAGGCATTCCTGACCATCAAGCGCGGCACCACCAACGGCGGCCAAATCACCTACAGCGCGAGCCGCACGGAAGCCACCGGCCACGCCGATATCGCCTGGGCAATCATGCATGCCCTGGCCAACGAACCCTTGAACACGAACAAGCGGCGTCGTAGCCGCTACCTCATGAGCGGAAGCAATGCCCAAACGACGCAAAAAGTACCAGGCCAGACAGCAGGCCCCACAGCAGCAGCCCGTCCGGTCGTTCACGTTCGGCGAGCCGGAGCAGGTCCTGAGCGGCAACATCGGCGAGTACGTGGGGGTGTTCCCCAGCGACGACGGCAAGATCTACAAGCCGCCGGTGTCGCGGGCCGGCCTGGCCAAGCTGCTGCGCGCCAACGCGCACCACGGCGCAATCCCCAAGTTCAAGCGCAACCTGCTGCTGCGTGAGTTCGTCCCGTCTGCCGGCTGTAGCGCGCAGACCATGGGCCGGGCGGGACTGGACTACATGGTGTTCGGCGAGGCGTACTTCTATCGCAACCGCAGCGCGTTCGGCGAAGTCCTGGAGCTGGAGCACCTGCCCGCCATCAACATGCGCGTGAAGGTCGACGGTGGGTTCGTGATGCTGCTGCCCGACAACAAGGAAATGGAGTTCGGCCAGGACGAGATCGAGCACGTCATGGACTACGACGTGGAACAGAACATTTACGGAATCCCGGACTATCTCGGCGGCCTGCAGGCGCTCCTGCTGAACGAAGCGGCCACCCTCTTCCGCCGGCGCTACTACAGCAACGGTGCGCACGCGGGCTACATCTTCTACACCAACGACCCGGACATGACCGAGGAAGACGAAGACGAGCTGCGCGCCCAGATCAGCTCCAGCAAGGGGGTGGGTAACTTCCGGTCGATGTTCGTCAACATCCCCAACGGCAAGGAAAACGCGATCCAGATCATCCCGGTGGGTGACTTCCAGGCCAAAGACGAGTTGGAAAAGGTGAAGAACATCACGCGTAACGACGTGATCGCCGCATGGCGGATGAATCCTGCCCTGGCCGGCATCATTCCGGAGAACAGCGCGGGATTCGGCGACATCGAGAAGATCGATCGCGTGTACACCAGCAACGAAATCAGACCGATCTGTCAGCTGTTCGAGCAAGCAAACGAGTGCCTGCGTGTGGACAGGCGTTTTAGCTGGAGAGAGCCGCCAAAATTAGGGGAAAGCACTACATCTTGAGCTATGTCCAGCCGATAACCCTAAATCTTGAGATAGAATACTGGCCACTGGACATCCCTGGGGAGGGACACATGCGGATTCATTGCACGACGTGCGGACACAAAGGACGGATCAGTTCGCGGGAAGAAGTTACCCGCGCTTACGTGAAGTTGTACTGCCAATGCCTCGACGCGAAGTGCGGGCACACCTGGGTGGCCAATCTGACGTTCTCTCACACGCTCAGACCGTCCGGGCAGCAGCTGGATGTCTTGCTGTTTGATCGCTTGAAGGGGTTGCCAGCGGCGCAGCAGAAAGAGTTGTTCGAGCAGTTGGGAAAACAGGCAGTCGCATAGCAAGCGAACCGCCGACCAAGGGCCGACGGTCAGCGGCTGATTATCCAGCCGGCCCTTTTGGGAGCACGGTTAGCACTTCCATCAAGCGCAGCACTTGGTGCTTTTCTTGATCCGTCAGCTGGCGAAAGCGCTGTATCAACCGCTGCTCATTGGGGGTTATTGCGTACTCGCTGGACCTACCCGAACCGAGAATTTCACGCGTAACCACTGCCATCTCCGACATGCTTTAACTCCTTGAATGCATTTGGGAGCGAGCAGTATCGGACGGGGGCCGAAGTCTCTAGAACGGGACTTGGAGAGTTAATGGGCAGGTCAAGAGGATACAAAGCCAGCGTCATCAGCCATTGCGCTCAGGAAGCGGCGGATAGCTTGCTGGTCAAAGTCATTGATGCTTCGGTACTGCTTGACGATCAGATCCTCTGTCTCAGTGAGCGAATCGACAGGCGACGTGCGTCGAGAACCGGTCAGCACATACAAGACGTCCAAGCCCAACTTCTCGGCTATCGCACTCAAATACCACGCGGGCGCGTCGCTCGTTCCTGCCTCGTAATTGGCTTGGGTGCGCTTCGCAACGCCGAGCATATCGGCCAGCTGCCCCTGCGTAAGGCCGCACCGCATTCGTTCCTCGCGCAAGCGCGATCCGATCTCTTCCGAAAGATGCAAAATTATTCATCCGATGGCTTTACAAATGCACAAATGTGCATCATTCTGCATTCCACACCACATGATAATGCATGGAATTGCACTATGCCGAAGACCAGCATCAGCGAGCAAGCCCGCCAAGAAGCGCGTGAAGCACTTGAGCGTCGTGGCCAAACGGCCAAAAGGTTTGCACAGCAGCACAACCTGAACCCCAGCACCGTATACGCGGTGCTGAGTGGACAGAGCCATTGTCGCCGGGGAGAGGCACATCGCGCCGCCGTACTCCTGGGGATCAAAGACGGCGTGATTGGACAATAAGGCCACTGGCTATCAGGGACTACTAGAAGATGAAAACTCAAGTTCTGAAAACGCGCCGAGAAGTGGTCAGCGCAATCATTTGCAGCTACCCCGGTGGACGCGAATGTGCGGCAGCTCGCATCGGCCTGGCGTTGAAGAAGTTCGACAACCACGCCTATGAGAACAACAACAGTCGCCCACTGACCGACGCCCAGCTCTACCAGTTGGAGCAGGAAGCGGGCACCCAGCATTTCCCCAACTACGTGGCGGCAATGTATGGCGGTTTGTTCGTTCCGGTACCGGATCCGGACTCACTGGATAACGTCGAAATGTACACGCTTTCTGTCCAGGTGGCGGCCAAGCGCGGATGCGTCGACCAGGAGATTGCCAAGGCGCTTGCCGACGGCTCCATCAGCCCGGCCGAGGCAGAACACATCCTCAATGCACACAACCTGCACATGGCGGCACGTCACGCCGAGGTGCTGGCAGCCATTGACCTCTACCGTGCCAAATCAGGGCCAGCCCAATGAACGAAGTGTCTGCAGTAAAGGAATACCAGGACGTGCTCAAAGCCGCCGCCCTCACCTACCTGGAGCGGCACCAGTGCGAGCATCTGAGCGATGACCAACAGCTGATCGCCCGGGTTGTTCGTCACCTGGTGACCGACTACGACGTGCTGACCCAGCTGGCCGAAAAAATGGTGCACCTGGCCTACAACGATATGAGCGCGATCCGCGATCGGCAGCGCCTGGATGTGCGCAACAGTTCATCCACTCATTCGGTCATCGTCGACCCCGCCACCGGCAACGCGTGGGCCATCCCGGTCAGCCTGATCTACGAACGCATCATCAACGCGCCCGACAATGCGCGTTATCGCCTAGCCGACTCCTAACACCCCCCTAAACACATCGCCTGCCCCCATTCCCGTGGGTTTGGGTGAGCTGCGCCCGAAATCGAGGTTTAACGATGGGAAACGCCGTAATCATCAACACCCCACTGCCCTCGGACGAGGCGCAAGCGCTGTTCGAAACCCTGCGTACGCAGTACCGGGCGAGCCTCAACGAGCACTGGTACGACGATCAATTCCGCTTCGTACCGATTGGCATGCGCCACGGCGCAATCCTCGCTCACATACCCGCAATGTCTGCACAGAAACGCCTTATGGCCGCCCTGTCCCAAAGCCTCAAAGCAGTGAACCGACCATGAGAGATGACCTTCGCCACGATGTCCTGAAGCGCCTTGAGGCCGACTACGGCCTCAAGCATCGGGCTGGCACCAAGTACATGCGCAAAGGCGAATGCCCGAAGTGCCGCAAGCGCGAGATGTACACCCACTTCGACAGCCCCTGGATGGTCATCTGCGGCCGCCAGGAAAAGTGCGGGCACAGCCTGCATGTGAAGGACATCTACGATGACCTGTTCGAAGACTGGAGCAAGCGCGCACCCGTCACCCCCGACAACCCCATGGCCACCGCTCGGGCGTACCTGGAATTCAACCGGGGCTTCGACTGGGGCCTGGTCGGCACCTGGTTGACCCAGGAAAGCTTTTTCTCCCGTGAGCACAACGCCGGCAGCGCCACCGTGCGCTTCGCCCTGGAAAAGGGCGGTTACTGGGAACGGCTGATCGATCGGCCCCAACGTTTCGGCAAGATGAAGGCCCGGTTCAAGCCGGGGGAATCGTATCGGGGTGTCTGGTGGTGTCCGCCCAGCGTTGACCTGCAGACGGTCAAAGAGCTGTGGATCGTCGAAGGGATCTTCGATTCCATCGCGCTGATCCACAATGACGTGGCGGCCGTCTCGGCCATGTCGTCGAATGCTTTCCCCGAAGAATCCCTGAAAGCCCTGCTGGCCACGCGGGGCGACGACCTGCCCAAGCTGGTATGGGCGCTGGACAACGAACCAGGCGCGAACGCCTATACGCGCCGCTGGGTGCGCCAGGCCAGGCAGCTGGGCTTCGTCTGCGAGGCTGCGCTGATTCCCCAGCGTGACGGCCGCAAGGTCGACTGGAACGATCTGCACCAGCGCTGGGCGTTTGTCGACGACGTCGACGAGCGCGCCGAGCGGATCCGCAAGGACCTGAAGGAAGCCCGGCATGAAGGTGCCCTGCTGCTGGCCGAAACCGCCGCCGAAAAAGCGCTGCTGCTCTACGACTGGCACAACCGCGGTGAATTCCACATGCGGTTCGCGGACCGGCTCTACTGGTTCAAGCTGGACATGGAGAAATTCAACCGGGCCATGACGGACCTGGAAAACAGCGAGCGCGGCGAGGACCAACTGCTGAACCAGGCGCAGCAGCGCGAAAAAGCCCTGCAGCAGTCCGGGACCATCACGGAAATTGCCAACTGCTACCCGCAGGCCCTGTACTTCCAGCGCAACGAGATTACCGACGAGTCCTGGTACTACTTCCAGGTGGACTTCCCCCACGACGCCGGCAGCGTGAAGAACACGTTCACCAGCGGTCAGCTCTCGGCCGCGAGCGAGTTCAAGAAACGACTGCTGGGCATGGGTGCCGGCGCCATGTTCACCGGCAGCGGGCAGCAGCTGGACAAGCTGATGAAAGACCAGCTGTTCGGGATCAAGGTGGTGTCGACCATCGATTACATCGGCTACAGCAAGGAGTACGGCGCCTACGTCTACGGCGACCTGGCCATCAAGGACGGCAGCGTCTACCAGGTCAACAAGGAGGACTACTTCGAGTTCGGCAAGCTGCGGCTCAAGACGCTGCAAAAGGGCGTACCCGTGCAGCCCAACCCTGACAGCCGGGAATACAGCGAAGAGTGGCTGCGCTTGATGTGGACGTGCTTCGGCGCACAGGGCGTGGTTGCCCTGCTGTTCTTCTTTGGCTCCCTGTTCTGCGAGCAGATCCGCGAACGCCACCAGTCGTTCCCGTTCCTTGAAGCGACGGGTGAAGCCGGCGCGGGTAAAACCACGCTGCTTAACCTGCTGTGGAAGCTGCTCGGCCGGCCAGGCTACGAAGGCTTCGACCCCATGAAGTCGACCAAAGCCGGCCGCTCGCGCCTGATGGGTCAGGTGTCCGGCATGCCGGTGGTGTTTTTGGAGGCTGACCGTCATGGCGACGATCGAGCCCACGCCAAAAACTTCGAGTGGGACGAGCTGAAAGACTTTTTCGGCGGCGGCACCCTGGCCACCAAAGGCGTCAAGACAGCGGGCAACGAAACGTACGAGCCCCCGTTTCGCGGCACCATCGCCATCAGCCAGAACGCCGCCGTGGTCGCGCATGAAGCGATCATGACGCGGATCGTGAAGCTGCATTTCGTGCGCCCCAGCGTCACGCCGGAAAGCCGTGCGGCCGCTGACAAGCTGAACGGGCTGGATGGTCATGCCCTGAGTCACTTCCTGATCAAGGCGCTGCGCAGCGAGTCCGTCGTGCTCGCTGCGTTCCACCAGGCCATGCCGGTTTACGAAGGAAAACTGCGCCGCCTCAATACCCATTGCTTCGACTGCGACACCGCGTTTCCCCAGGAGGGTGGGTGCCGCACCTGCGGAAACAACGTGCGTGGCCACATCACCATCGAGCGGATCAACAAGAACCACGCCCAGCTGCTGGCCCTGCTGGACTGCATTCGCCACGTCGTGACGCTGAGCGAAGTGCAGGTGAGCACCACTCGCCGGCAGATCCTGGAAATGGCCCTGGAGCGGCAACGCACCACCAACGTCGATCATCCGGCCGTGGCGGAGTTCTGGCAGGTCTACGAGTACCTGGAATCGCTGTATGACAAGCCGTTGGTGAATCACAGCAAGAACCAGGACCTGATCGCCATCAACCTCAATGAGTTTGCGGAACGCGCCGCAGAGCATCGGCAGAAGCTGGCGGATGTGACCACGCTCAAGGATCTGCTCAAGGAATCCAAGAGCCACAAGTACCTGGACTACAAAGCCGTCGACAGCGCCGTGCGGTCGGCCCAGGCGCTGCAAAACGGGATGGTCACGCGCTGCCCTACCGTGAAGTGCTGGATCTTCAAAGCCTGACCAGGAGCACCTGACATGCACATTCAACTGATCACCGGCCAGAGCAAGACGGCCCGACTGCAGGCGCTGCTCGCGAATCTGCAGGCCAACGGCAAAGACGCCCGAATTATCGAAGCCAACGTGTACACCGCCGAGGGGCTGCGCTCGATCATGGACGTGGTGGCCAGCGGTGGCCAACGCACATTGCTGGTCGACGATTGCAGTCCTGAACAGATCGAGGCCGTATTGATGTGGCAGTCCGATGCGGACGAGGACAACCAGCTGGACGATTTGGAGATTCACCTGGTGCGCAAGGCGTAAGCCTGGTCACCGATGGAAGAGACCGGCGAGCGCCGGCAAAAAAGGCACCGAGGAGTTGCAGCTCCCCGATACCAACTACTGACAGGAGATGGCTATGCAAGCAACACACCTCATCAGCAGGAACGAAAACATTACCACAGCGCCCGACAATACGGTGCCCGCGCCGACGCGCCGTCTGATGGCCATTCGCATCGTGGGCACCGCGCTGTTCGACTACCAGATCCGGAAAACCGCCGATGCACGGATCCGGCTCGAAACCGTCACGACCATGGCGCACCAACTGGGCGACCTGACCGCCAGCGACGCCGCCGTCGTTGCCCAGTTGCTGGCCAGACCTGTCGGATCAACCGCATGTCCCCGTGCCCAGGAAAACGGCCAGTAATCCGGCTGACAGCTTCTGATAACCCTGCCCCGGCCACGGCGCTAGACTGGCCGGGGTTCTCCACTTGATAGAGGACTAGCCATGAATTCCCGATCGGACCATGTCCTGGTGTTCACCGACCTGCAGCGCATCACCGGCTATCAACGCCGGTCAGACGTCGAGCGGTCGCTGCTCGACCAGGGCATTCGCCTGTTCCGTGGCCGCACCGGGCCGTGGACGACACTGGACCTGATCAACCAGGCCGCTGGCATGACGCCGGCCGCCGCCGAACGGTACGACGCTGACATCCTATGAGGAAAGCACGGAAGCGGAAGCACAATCCGCACATCCCCGCCCACATCGACCAGGCCGCGCTTCCAGCGGCCATTTATTTCGATCATCGCGGCAGCGGCGTGTGGTACACGCTGCACTACGACGAGACCGGCAAACAGCGCCGGCGCAATGTGGCTCCGGCCCAGGTCAGCCTGGCCGACCTGCACCAGATCATGGAACACACCTCGGGCGTCGACCGGGGCACCTTGCGGTATGTCTGCGCGCAGTTTCACCGCAGCGATCGCTATCAACGACTGGCCCCCAAGACCCAGGCGGACTACTGCTATTCGCGGGACGTGCTGCTGGGCCTTCCCACCCGGCTGGGTAAGCCGCTCGGCGAGCTGACGGTCAAGAAGTTCACCGCCGCCCTGGTGCAGCGGATCGTCGATCGCCTGGCGGACGAAGGCACCCCGTCGAAAGCCGCGCATGCGTTGCGCTACCTGCGGCGTGTGCTGCAGTGGGGCCGTAATCGGGGGTTTCTTGATGTGAACCCGGCTCTGGGCATCGAGGCCCCGGTGGAACGCAAGCGCCGACGCCTGCCGAGTCACCCGGTGATGGACGCCCTGGTCGACCGCGCCCGGGCCTTCGGTCGACTGGCGCGGAACGAAAAAGGCGGCTGTCCGGAGTACCTGAGCTACGTGATGGAGATCGCCTACCTGTGCCGACTGCGCGGCATTGAAACGATCACGCTGACCGACGCCCACGAACTGCCCGAAGGCATCATGACCAATCGGCGCAAGGGCAGTCGGGACAACATCGTGCGCTGGACGCCGCGTTTGCGGGCGGCCTGGGAAGGCGCCAAGGCGTATCGGGCCAAGGTGTGGGCCAGCCACGCGACGGTCATCCCGATCCGCCCCGATCGGCGCTACCTCATCGTCGCCAGCCACGGCGGGGCCTTGCGCAAGTCCAGCCTGGACACCGCCTGGCAGCGGTTCACCCTTTCGGCGATCGAGGACGGCACCATCGACGCGACGCAGCGCTTTGGCCTGCATGACCTCAAGCGCCGAGGCATCACCGACACGGTCGGCAACCGCGCCGACAAGCAGCAAGCCAGCGGGCACCGGGGCGAAGCGATGATGGACATCTACGACCTCAGCATTCCGCTGGTCAACGCCTCACAAACCTAGCGAACGGCCGGAGACTTCCACCTGGAACGCCTTGATGCCTGCCGATTCAGCGAAGCGTCCAACCGCCGTCAGGCTGGCCCAGGTACGCAGCGCCTCACGGCGCGAGCGCACCGGTAGCCAGCGGCTGCCGGCACCGCCCACACGGATCGCCAAGGACCATTTCTCGTCGTGCCGGCTGACCAGCACCTCGCGCACCGCATTGGCTTCGAGCATGGCTCGTAGCGTGTCTTCCTGAATACCCTGACGCATGATCAACCCAGCTTCCTGACTTGCTCCGAAAACTGGTTGACCTGCTGCTGCGATAAACATCCCATTTCTCTGAAACGTTCCAGATGATCGATCAAAGCTGTTCGAGCAATCGGGTCGCCTGACACGATCCGTCTACACGTAACTTCTAAAATTGCCCGGGCCAGTTCAGGGTTGTCGAGCGTCGAGGCATCGAACGCCAACGCGATCGCGGCGGCCAACTCGCCCAAATCGGGATTTCTACGTTGCAGTGCGCGCAAAGCATTCATCTGCCGGGCGGTGATGGGTAACGACACGAGGTCCTCCGGGACATTCGTATAACTCAACCGTGAGCAGCGAAAATGGTAGACCAAAAATAGGGGTTCTGGTTTCCAGCGACCGCAAAAAAGCCCGCCGAAGCGGGCTCTGCCGTGGGGGCCGATTGAACATAGCGCGCGTTATCTGTAGTCCTTGGCCTGCCACCCTGGCAGCCTGATAGCGATGTCCCGTGTCGGCCTCCACGCGGTCAGCCTCGCGTCGGCCAAGTCGGTTAACAGCTGCCACTGGCTCTGGCTGATCACGCCGCAGTCAAGCAATGCCTGGCAATAGCCGGTCATCCCGGCATGCAGCTGTCTGCAGCTATTTAGGGTGACGGCTGTGCGCAGCTCATCGATGCGGGCCATGGCTCGGGCGATGGCGGCGGTACTTTCGATGGACATGAAGCGTCCTTGATATCTGCGGCTCGAATTTACCGTCATGAGGTCATTATGGCATTCACGCTTCATAAACCCTGCTACTCGCAGCTCTGCGACTGTCGATCCGTATTTTCGCAGGCGCAAAAATTTTCAGCGTACGGCCCGCGCCCGCAAGGCCATTACCACTTTTGCTGAAAGCCCTTGAATATCGTCATTGTGAAACACTAGGTCGATTCGATACCCCTGCGTCTCCGCGTCCAAATGTTCCAGGTTGTTGAGCAAAAAATAATATTTGCCCTGGTAAGCCGCGGCGAGATCAGCGGCAAGGCTACGAGCCGCCTCACCAGGCGTGCTTAAGGTCCATTCAATAACCGCGGCGAACCGTTGCTCAGGAGTAGGAGGATGCTCTCCATTAACCTCATCCAGCACAAACTCGTTGTAGAGCTTCGCACCGACCTCCGGGTCTCCTGCAGGGTTGCCCGGGCAGAGTCTGGGCTCCCAGGGAATCACGTAGGTCGATTGGCCTAAGACGTCTTGCAGGACGTAATCCGAAGGCTCTACCAAGCGTTGCATGGCAATGGCTCCAGGTAAAGATTGCATGGTAGCGCATCCCTAGCCCCGAGGGAGGTGAAGGAAAATGGCGGCCAGACTATCTTTTCCGGTCCGCTCTGGAGCCCATCCAGGGCGTAACCAAGGTGCGCAGGTAACACTTGAAGAATAGAGGCAGAGAGGTGCTAGAAGGTTCAGAACGGTTCTGCGGAAGCGTTGACTTTTGGCGGCCTCACTCATTTCCCAACTCCACAGAACCACGTAATAAGTGATGGCCGCGTCAACAAGCATAGGGTGTCCACACATAAGCCACGTAACAAGAAAATCTATAAGCCATTGATTTAAATATTAAAAGCATCTTCCTTGTAATCAGTAGGTCCCGGGTTCGACTCCTGGTGCCGGCACCATACAAAACAAAGCCCCTGCAGAAATGCAGGGGCTTTGTTGTTTCTGGCGTTTGGAGCTCACTAGGAGGTCCGCATCGCTGCG